TGCCTGCTTCATGGGCTCGGTCTTGTTGCCATCATTGTCAAGATCAATATAGTCAGGCGTGGCTGCTTCTTTGGTAATCGCAGATTGATCGTCCTTGCCAAATCCAATAGTCACGTTACGTGGTCCACCAACACGATCGTCTGGAGAATGAATTGGCAAAGGAAGTTTGGATTGATCCGGTGCTTCAGGTTTTTTGGGTGGAGGGAAAGTTGCGCTCACTCTACCTGTTGCAGGATCCTTTTTGATGTCAGGACCGGTTGAGTCCATTTCTCCTTCCATGGCAGGTTTTGTGGGATTCTTAATAAAATCTTTCAAGCCCTGCATCACACTCTTGTTGGTATTGTTAGTAGGATTGAGCTTTTCTTGTGGGCTCAGTGCGTCCTGTCCAATAGGGTAAGGGTTTGCAGTTTCCTTGATACCAGCACTGGCACGCATGCGACGCAGTTCGTCCTCGTCTGCACTGTGTACTGCTGTGACAGGCACTGTGGTTTGACCATCGCCGGCCACATCAGTCTTGGGCTTGTTGAGACCGCCTGAATACTGTAGAGCATCCATGCTGGTTTCTGTGTTGGTGGGCCAGTCTGGCTTGTTTTCGTCTACCATTTCTGAGTTACCGCAACCACACGGACTTGATCCGCAACCGCAGCCAGAATCTTGACCGCCTACGCCGGCCATTTTTAACAGTGCTGCTAATTTCATGGCATCTTCGTCAGTGGCTGTCACAGTTAGACTGCGTCCAGGACCACCGTTGCTGTCACTGTTCATGTTCATGCTGAGGTTCATGCTCTCAGCAATCATGGTCTCTAGCTGACGATTCCAGTTGTCATAGATACCTTTGCCAAATTGGAATCCACCCTTGCCGGCTTTGCCGCTGGTGGGAGCTGTGGCCACACTACCTGCTGTGGTAGTTTCTTCCACTTCTTCTTTCTTTTTGCCTTTCTTTTCAGGCAGACCTTTGTGCTTGGTCTTGGCAAAATCTTCAACGTCGCCTTTCTTCATGGTCTTTGCTACTTTTTTCAACTCTTTGCTTGCGCCAGGAATCTTTTCGCCTTTTTGCATGGCATGTGCCATGCCCATGAAACGTTGTTGTCGTCTGCTCAGCGACTTTTCATCAAGCTTTTCCATGTCGTCACTGTCATGACGCTCTTGATCCATGTAGTCGTTGCTGGTATTGATGAACTCTAGAGCCTTGGTAATCTTGCTCTGTACCCACTCTGGCAGATCTTGATCATCGTCAAGGATGCTGGACAGTTCCTGCGCTGCCTTGGTCAAGGTGTGCAGTTGGTCCTTGGCCATGTCGCCTTCTTGATCGTATTCGCCTTGATCCATGACATCATCAGCACCTTCATTCTTGGGTTTTTTGTACACATCAACCGGACCATGCTTGCTACCTTTCTTGGGCAAATGCACTTCATCTGGTGGCGAAGGCAATTGGTCACCTTCGTCCATCTTGTGCTTGATGCTTTTGCCTTTGAATGACTTGGGAGGCTTGCCCACACCCATGGCCTTTGCCAAGGGATCATCATCATACTTTTTCACAGCACCGGTTTCGTCACTGCCTTTCTTGGGGCGGCCTCGACCGCGCTTGGCTTCAGGCTGCTTGGCTGATTTTTCATCACCTTCTTCGTCGGTGTCAAACTTGCGACCATAACCGCCTGCACCGGCTTTGTGAACAACACCGCGTGCGGTTTTTTCTACAGCTTCGTTTTTGGATTTGCCTGGATGCTTTTTGCCACCCATTTCGTCCTTGCCAAGGCGACCAGCAATCACATCACCTCTTGTGATTTTGTCGTAGGGTTTGGCATTGTTGGCCAGATTGCCATCATTGCCTTCTTCGCTCAATGCGCCTCTGATGTCACCTTTGGCCAATTTCTTTAGTGGACCGCCAATGTCTTTGGCAATCTTTTGACCAACAGTCTTTGGTTCAGCACGACGTGTTGACAAGTTCTTTTCGGCTTGATCAGCACGTTGTTGTATGCCCATTGAGCGAACCTTTGCATCCATTTCTAATTCTTGCGGATGTGGTTTTCTGTCTTCGTTGAGCTGCTGTGGATTATCAGAAATTGCAGCTAGTTTTTTGTTGAGATCGTAAAAAAATGACATGTTATCCTCTTGGGTTAGCGCCAGTGGCAGGCTTGGGTGGTCGTTTGATTGTGGTCATGGGACTCTTGGTACCCAGTGGCAAATCATTTGTGGTCTTGGCTGGCGGTGTCTTTCCACCTGCCACAGTGAAGTCACTGCGATAGGCATTTTTCAACACAGCATGGTCATAGGGTCCGGTTGCATAATCTTTCTTGAGTGCTCGCTGTTCGCTGTCTGGGGCAGGATATTCTGTATCCTTCAAGAGATCTTTGTTTTCATCGTCAATCTTGTCTGACTCGTCGCGCAGACTATCTTCGTAACCAACAGTGTTCATCACGATGCGATTGGGATCAAAGCCCATGATCTGAGCAATCTGTTTGATCTGGGGTTCAATGGCAGGATATCTAAACTCCACATCAACGATGCTCATGCTTTCGTTGGGGAAAGCTGGAAAGTCTGGATTGACTTTTCGCACTGGTGTGGTCTTGGCATCTGACATTTTGATCACGTCAAACTGCGCCAACTTTTCTTTTAGTTCACGTACAAATCCAGCAGGTACATCACCTACCATTTTGATACGATAACTGTAAGTACGTTCAGATTCAGCAAGGTATTTGGCAAATGTTTTCATATCAGTGTCCTATTCCTTATTTATTCTTTTTCAGCTTTTTGATCTTTACGGCCCAGGATTCGCTCCAAGAGATCGTTGCGGCTCAACACCACGCCGTTGCCTTGCTGTACAGGCGATACTGCGCCAGCGTCGCCGCGAGCGGCCTGTTGATCCAAACGCATTTTCTTCAACTGGAGATCAATCATCTTGAGTTTTTTGTCTAGCTTGGCTGTCTTGGCTGTGATGGCATGCCCCAGCATGTTGCTGGCCACACCAAATATCTCGCTGGCAAACCTTGAATCCACCTGCATGCCCAGATCCATGAGATCTTTGTAGCTGGCTTCAGCCATGATGGCCAAATTATCCATTTCTTGATCTGTGGCCTCTAGCCCGCGCACGCCAGGCAGCGCAGCATCAATCTTGTCAATGGTGGCATCAATTTCCTTCAGAGTCACACGGTTTTCTGCCAAGTCGGGTATGGCAGCATCAATTTCTTCAGGGCTGGGAGGTAAGTCAAACAACTGTTCAAGTTTACGGGTCATGCCGTATTTAGCGGCTATTTGCGCCCGTTTCTAAACATGTCGTCTTCGGTGATGACTCTAAAATGTAGGCCTTGACTGCGGCACCACTTGGTAGCAGCGTCCCATTTGGCATAGTTCACGGCCACTGCGGCACGATCACGCACACTCTGTTTGCTTTCAATCACACTTTGTTTTTTGGGTTTGATTTCTATCACTTCGGCTCGCACAGTGTTGTCTTTGTTGCGATACATGATGAGAAAGTCAGGCACGTAGATGGTCTGTTTGCCAGTGAGTGGATTGCGATAGGGAATGTGTATGCTCTCGCTGGCCCACTGCAACACATGGTCATTGAGATCGCAAAATCTCATGAAGCTGAATTCCCAGCCCGAACGGTAACGTGGAGTGTTCTTACCTACGTATTTGTTGGGGTTGACAATTTGATAGCTGCCCTGTGCCCACTTGCTCATTGCAGTACCAATTGCTGTGCGTAGAAGTTAGGCTGCACTGCAACTTGTACGCCCAACAAGGTGGCACGATTTCTGATGAGATTGAGATAGTACGCTAGGTTAGCAGTGAGATTGATGCCAGTGCCGTTGTTTTCAAACTCTTGCAGCAACACCAAGGGTGCAATGCGAGTGTCCTTGGCCACCTGAAACAGACTCACTGTGAAATTGCCGGCAGTGATGTCATTGTCAATCTGGCTTCTAAAATAACTGTATACTAGATCATATTCATTGGCTGGAATTGACAGTTCGTTACGATAGAACGTGTCAAACACTCTCACGGTTTGATCAATGTTGCGGTTGATTTCGTTGATACTTGCCATGTCTATCAGTTGGTTGGCGGATTGGTGGCTGTGGGGAATACCCGACCACCGTTGTTTCTAATGCCTTGCGACACTGCTTGTGTGCCCAAGCCCAAACTTTCACTGGTAGCAATGCTGGCCAAATCAGCACCTTTGAAAGTGTTGTAAGTGGTGCCGGCCTTGAGCGCAGCACCAATCAAGCCAGCCGGACCACCCTGCTGTAGATCTTCCAAGATACCGCCACCAGCATCCAACAAACCGCCTTGACCAAAAACGTTGCGTTGT